CAAGTGTTTGCAGAATGTCCAAAAGAAGTAGTTACACAAAAACTATTTGTTTCAGTTATACCACTAGATTGACTAAAGAATATTGTGTAGTTTTCTGGTGGACTATCTTCAAATCCATCAGAACCTAATATACCAATAGTAAAAGTTCCTGCGTTAACATCATTACTAGCATTTTGTCCATAGGGTGCTTGTGTTGGAACATGGTTAGCCATAGCAATAGGTAAAGGATATATTAATAAACCTACTACTAATAAGCGTAGTGCTGTTTGTATTCTATTTAAAATTTTGTGCTCCTGCTAGAGTTAGCGAGCACCTCCATCATATTCGGTTACTAAACCTTCTGCTAACATCATTTTGTTGATTGATTGTTTGCGACTTCCACTAACGATAAATAATTCACCGATTACACGACCATACTTCCCATATTCATATGACTTTAAAATGATGTTTTTTGCAGAGCCTGCAGCTTTAGGGTCTATTTTATTTATAAGCCATTCTTTAGCTATCAGTCCACGTTTTTTTTCTTCTTTATCTCGTGTACGAGTTTCTGGAGCATTGATTCCAGCGAATCTGATACGCTTGTGAATTTGGAGATTATAACCCAAATCAATCCAGCAGTCAATAGTATCCCCATCGACAACTCTGTCAACTCGAATATTATACTCATACATTTTTTAAATCACCATTCTTATCAACTTCTTCGTTGAAGTGTGTACAGATATTATTATCGCACACCATTGGTGATTTTTCAGTATTTATAGATTTTGCACAGTAATTGCAAAAGATGAAACTATTATTGTCATATCTCAAATAAACTTCCTTGATAGCGGATTTTAAGAATGGTCCTAGGGGGTATAAACCCCCCAGAGCCTATGCACCTGTCGTATCTCTACGACTTCCCTGTTGGGAACCTTAACCTTTCGGAATCTTTGACATAAATGGAAAGGGTGCGTCTTCTAACGCATTTTGAACTACGCTGACTAAAGCTGCAGCTCCAGCTACTAGACCTGCTAAAAGCACGTCTGCTTCAAACATTCCTGCTTGATTTGCAACTAGAACAGCAACAAATGCTTGTGCACCTGTTCTGAACGCTCTAATCATTGATGTTCTTATATAATCTGGCATATTTAACTCCTTACAGTATTCTTCTGCCTTGTTTTTCTGCTTCGAGAATTTTTACTTGTCCTCGTAAGTCAGAAACTTGTAATAATAATTCATCTACATTCAACATGTCTTTGACGTTGGAATATTTTATAGTGACTTCTTCACCAGCTAAAATAGCGTCAGCAACTTTAGGGTACAATTTTTTATATGCAACTCCACTGTTACCGACAAATCCATCTTTGCCTTTATCTAAATCTGTTTGTGTTTCACCTACAATGTAACAACCACTGGTGTGCTGGTCGGTATTTCCCGTATGGATTAATATATAAGTAAATCCAGGAACATCTTGTAACCAAAGCATACCTTTATGAAAGGCACCATATTTTGCTACATACTTAGAATGAAAGCCACCTTCTGTTCTTAGCTTGATTTCGTATTCACCTTCGGGAATACAGGTCTCATGCATGACCTTTACATCTCTATATTCATCTTCGAGTCCATAACATTCAAACTCTCCATCAATAAATAGTAGGGAATTTGTTGCATCTGCACCGAATTGAAATCGAATTACATCTAACTTCATAGTATCTATAATACCTCAAGATTCTGAAAAGGTATTCTTTCTTCGGTCTCAGAAACGCTGAAAGTAAGGGTTCCAGAGAAACTTTTTTTACCAGAAAGGTTTTCAAACCACTCAGAACCACCATCCATTGATAAACATTGCATAAGAACTCTCTTACCTTCATTGATAACAAACAAATGATGGAAGTGACCAGATATTAAAATATCAACATCTCCCATGTCTGTCATACCAAATGCTTGATTGCTTAACCAATTTATAGCTTTTTGATGTGAATACTTACCACCAGTCCTAAACTGATGACCATGTGCAAGACCTATAATCTTACCAGAAACATTTAATGTTAACCATAAATCATTATCTGGGATTATGAAGTTTACATGGTCATAAGCTTTATTCTCTGAAAACATCTCTTGTAGGTTATCGAATAACGTAACATCAAAGTTGTCTCCAAATGTTGTGTAAGCTTTACCATTTTTTCTATTTTCACCATGATTACCTGGAACACATGCAACAACTACATTGTCAAAATCTTTTGACCATCTTTTTATAGCTTTAGCTAATAGTCTTCTTGTAATCATAAGCTGTCTTCTTAAATCGTATTCGACAGTAGCAGTTTGCATTGCATAGAAGCCATCACAGTTTTCTATCATGTCACCAAGTGAATAGATGTAGAGAGTACCTAATTCAACACCTTGTTTTCTAAGTGTCTTATATCTCTCCTCTACACTAGGTATCATTGTTTCGACTCTTTCAACTATACCTGCTGTACCATCTCCATCTCTTTTTCCCATTTGCCAGTCAGATAAGCAAACAACAAAACTAGATGGTCCTGATGTTTTAGCTGCTGATTTAGGTTTGGAGGTTTTTATTTCTTTAAGTAGTGCTTTGTAATCAAAGTCTTTTTCGTTTTCAAGGTTTTTAGATATTATCTTTGCTTTGTAGTAATAGAACTGTTGAGTTTCGCCACCACCCATATTTGCAGTCCATGTTCTAATTTCAAATGGCTCTATTATTTCAAAGTCATTTGGATTAAAACCTAACTCAGTTAGATAAGCATCCCATCTATGGTCTTCAGGTTTTTCTGCTTTAGCCATAGGCTTAGAAATTATTTCTTTTTTAGCAGTATTTAAACCTGGTTCCCAACCTTTTGGATGTTCTTGCCTCTGTCTTTTCGCATTTTCTATGTTGCGAAAATTAGAAGCATAATCGTCCAAACTCATCGCTTAGCGTCTGAGATTAGTTGATTACGTACTGTAGATTCTGTCAAAGGACAATTCTTTTTGTCCACTAACCAACGATAAACTACTGATGCAGATAATCCACCCTTATATCCATCTATAGCTTCTTGCCAAGCTTTTCTGTTATCATCATTTAGGTCTTTCCAAGCTGTATAGCCTGTTTTGACTGAGTCTTTTTTAGCGTAGTCTGCTAACGTCACTTTAGCCTCCCTGTGTTATTCTTCCTCTTGATTTCCATCATCAGCTGGTTTTGGAGCCAGTGATTGTACCATTGCTTTTAATTGAGAGTTTTCAACTTCAATTTTTGCAATTTTTGCACCTAGGTCTTTGACCATGGCGTTCATTTGATTATTTTGTGCTTGTAAGCTATTAGCTATTTGTACTAACTGTTCAGTACTTAATTGCACTTTTTCTGCGTCTTGTGATTCTTGCATTATCACCTCCATTAGTATTTTACATTAGTTCAGTAAAAATGGAAGTATTTAAGGCTGTTTATTCAGGGAACTTTTTAGCTATTTTAAGATATAAATTTACTAAGTCATCTGCGTCTTGAACTAAATTGATTCCATTAATACGCATATAATTAAATTGTTTAAGTACTATTTCACGTACGTCATCATGGTCAATTAATTCATCAATAACTTGTTCCCTTTTAGTACCTTCTGCAAAGTTATTTAATTTTTCATCCATATTACAATGCTAGTATATGACATCACATCCAACGGTATTTATAAAATTAGCTTCTTTAGATGATTCAGAACTATCTCACACTATAGAAAATGCAGTAGAGTCTGCAAAGTATCCAGAAAGATTAGTATTTGGTGTTTACTTACATTACTCAACTAACGTAGCTAAACAAGAACTATTGGACTACACTGATAGACTTAGTTCACGCTCATCCTTTAGATTAGAGCTCGAAACCTTCAATAAAGCTCATTTAGGTGTAGGTAGAGCAAGATATAAGGCAGAATCTATGTATGATGGGGAAGATTATGTACTACAAGTAGATGCACATTCTTGGTTTTGTCAAGATTGGGATGAACTCTTAATAGGACTATTAACAACTCAAACAGAAAAGACTATATTAACTGGTTATGCTCCTGCTTATGTATCTAAGAATGGAATTAGAGAACCTAAAGGTAAAGGCTTCTTACTACCTATTTACAATAAAAAACAAGAACCAGTTGATTGGTTACTTAATTGGCACGCTATCACACCACCTAGTTCGCTACCTTTTATACCTACTAAATTCTGTGCAAACTTTGCTTTTGGTACAAGTGAATGGGGTAAATACTCTGGACTAAATAAAGAATCTATATTTTGGAGTGAAGAACCTTTGCAAACTAAAAATCTAAAAAATAGAGGTTTTGAAATGAAATTACCTAATGTAGATTATCCACTTATATGTCATTTATATGAAAGAGATATAGAAGGTGAAGGGGGAAAACGTTCTGACATAGGGGCTCTTATTACTGATAAAGAAAAAGAGTATTTAATTAATGTTGTAGATAAAGAAATTTATTTGTCAAACTTTTTACAACCACATTCACAGTCACTATAGTCATAAATATGACCTTTAAGTTCTGTTGATTTGGGTGCTCTGTCTGTTACTTGACTTTTCTTAAGTAATTCCCATTCTAAGTTGTATCTATTTACCATACTTTTAGGGTACTATAAAAATACATTCTCCAGGGCATTCTTCAGCTGATTCCATCACTATATCTTCTTGTCCTTCAGGAACACGAGCTAAACCATCTGCACCTTGGTCGTTTCCATCAATAGCACTAAATATTTTTAACTCACCAAAGTTGCCTACAACTTCTTGAACATATGCTAGACCATCATTTTTCATAGTAAATACGTCTGGTGCTATTTCTGCACACAGTCCATCACCTGTACATAAGTCTTGGTCTATCCAAACTTTCATCTGTTCTTCCTTGTAATCTCTCTATACCCATTAGTCATCTTACTACGTAAGTTCCAAGATTCTTTGCTATTAGATTCGTAATCTTGTTTTGAAAACTCTTCAACTTTTATTTTATGTTTACTTCTCTTGAATGGTATTACATGTAAGAAAGGTGTACCTCTTTGTAGAACTCTATCTCCTTCACTATGCCATATACTTGGAAAGTTAACTTGATGAAAACTATCTGTTTCAACAATTCCTGGTAGTAAGGTAAAGTCATCATTTCTTTCCAGTAAAGGAGGTATGAACAACATTGACCAGCCTGGTGGTGTATAGAAAAACCAAGGACTTGTAAATTTAACAGCTCTTCTTAAATCACCCCTCTTAAACGGGTATGTTGCAAATTGTGCTTCATTGTGAAACTCTATAGTACTACCTATACCATTGTCTCCATGATTAGTATCAAAATGAAACTCATCACCTTGTCTTTGTATAAAGATGTCAGACCATAGTGGTATTATGTATCCTTCTGCAAAGTAGTCAACAACAGCAGGACATTTTTTAAGAGTATGTGAAGACCATTTTTTAAGTATTGGACCAAGAACAGGAAATGGCTTATGGTCTGGTCTAGGTAAGTCCATAGGTAGTTTTCTAAACCATTCAGGTATCATTTGACTTGCAGGTACTGGTGGTTCTAACTCCACTAAAGCAGGTATCTGCGTTTTAAATGTTATATTATTTCCTTTAAAACTATTCATTGAAAAACCAATGGTCAGGTTCTACGAAATGAAAAAACATTTGACCTACTTCGTTTGTTTCTGGATTAGGAAAATCTTCACGCCAATGCTCTTGGTCTTCTCCATAAAAACAAAGTGCTTCATTAGGTTCTAAGTCATATTTATTACCTTCTACAAATAAAGACCAATTATCTTTTTGATATAAGCATAGGTCAATAGTGTATGTGCAGGCATTGTTATCTTTATGAGATTGTAACTTTGCATGCTCACCTTCATAGTGAACAAACATAGAATAACTTGGTAGTAGTGTTTCTGATTTAAAGATTTCTCTAGCTACTGGTACAAGCATTTCATTATAAACATCTAAAGTTTTCCAGTCATGGTTAATAGCTCCATATCTACCGAACTCTTCGGTAAAAGGAAATTTATACTTTTGTCTATAACAAGTATCTTTTAATCTATTAAAGACAGACTCAGGGAATAACGGAGATAGTTTTACAATATCCATTTTTTCTTTGGCATAACTTTCTTAGCTCTTCTCTCTTTAGCTAATGGATAGAGCATATTTGTCTCACGTCTGTTCTTACTAGATTGTGTAATCTGATTCCAAGTTTTACTAAACGTTTCATTCCATTCAACATATTTAATTTTTACAGGCTTACTGAATAAAAGGTTAAACATTACAGTATCGTGATTTAAATTTAGTTCTCGGTTTTCTAGGTCAGTCCATTCAAAAGCCCATGAAAGTCCTCTTGACCATGCATATATAGGCATAAACCCTGGGATAGTAGATACAGGTAAGTTTTGCCCTGTATTCCTATCACTAGGTATTACGTCCATCCAAACTTCTTCATCATCAGTAAATAACATAATTGGTAAAGATATTTGCATTACTGGTTTGTCTGGATGACCCCAAGCTTCTTTCTCTTCCATAATTACATCATTAAAAGGTCCATGATGCTTAACAGCACCATAAAAACTAGCACTATGCTTATATCCGCCAAATCTATCTATTTCGTCACTAAACTGATTATCTTCTAATTTAATCTTTACATAAGACCATGGAAACTTTACTTCATACATTCTGTTACGCATAAACTGTGTAGATACACATCCATTAGGTGCTTTAATAAATTTATTTGGTGTTTCAAAGTTTATTGGTGGTGTCTCATAAGTAGTTGTCTCTTGGTTCTCTAAACCACCCCAGACCATATTAGGTCTAGGTAAAGTCCATGCTACTTCAGGCATTCCCTTATGAATAGTGCTTAACTTCTTAGACCATATATCTGTTAGTCTAGGTATTTTTTGTTTACCATGTGGTACAGGGCATTTACTCATAATATTCCATCCTTTTTCCATCTTTTTTTATTTTGCTGAGTTAACCAACGATACCAACCATTTTGTCTAGTTCTTTCGCCAGCTCTACTTTTTGCGTAATACTCTCTTTCTTCTTCGTCCATTTTGCGAGATTCAAATTCACCTAAATCCCAACCGTCTCTCTTAAAAGGTATTACTTGGATTAAAGGCATTCCTTGTCTAAAGATTCTTTCGTCTTTTCCA